GTTGACCCGAGGTCGATAGGTCTGTAAGTCATTACTGACACGACTCTTCCTCACTTCCTTCAGAATGCGATCCATTTCCTGTTACCCGTAAACGGTTCAGTGAATGATTTCATTGGGAAACGATTCTTAGTCACAAAGACGAGACTTCGGTTTTGTTTTTTGTCTAAGAGACAAAGACAAACGATGGATAGCTCCATCATCTATCTTCTTATTTGATTTGATCAAACGGTGTTTACCGAATGATCCCAAAGAATCAGAGAAAGATTGTAGATCATGAACTGTGAAGTTCTTACAATAAACAATTTCACTCTTCAGCGCATCTAAAGGTCGCGAAGACTCATCGATCCTATCTATTAAGATTTGGAAAGATTTATCTTTGTTATACCGATAGATGTTCTTCTTAACCTTACAGTTAAGTTGAAACTCGCTAATTTCGTGCTCTTCGGGTATCAGCTGAGCTGATCCCAATGAGAGAAAACGAGCCACTTCTTTAGGCAACTGAACGATACCATCGCTTAGTTGTTTAACCTTTGACTTACCTTGGAACATAGTGAAATAAATCACTTTGTCCTGGAGGGTCATAGGTCTAGAAGGGGTACCATTGGCACCCAATCCACCTAAATTCTTCGGAACATCAATACTCCTTATTGACTTACTGAGTTTGGTATGTTGGAATTTACGAACAATATCTTTTGTAAAACCCTGGCTTAAAGCTTCGGGGATGCAGTTGATATCGTCGTTCTTCAAAAGTTTAAACTTACCAGTTACCTCTTTCACGAGTTGCTGGTCTTTCTTGCAGAATAATTGCGAATCAATCGAGATAAACTCTTTTGCTACGTAATTTTTTCCTACAGATAGTTGAAGTCCAACCTCTGCGGCGACACTCTTCCATAAGTCGATTTGTTGTTCAGTTACCTGAGCAGCAATATCATCTCCATGGAAGACTGCTGGTACATCATCTAATGATGTATTCGTTGCTTTACACATAGTGAAAGCATTAACGATACAAAGGATAGGGAAGCTCAAGAGCGACCCCATCAATTGTCCATTAGCCTGCAGAGTATCAGGGATTCTTGTCCATTCAGGATACGACACAATGTGTTGTTTCCCTTCCCACTTAATAAGTGAGTGAATGAATTCATCATCCTTGAATACCTTACAAAGTTCGTCAATGACGATTTGTGATACATTGAAATTTAACTCGTCAGTCGCAGCTGTGTAGTCTCCTGAAAGTAATACTTTCTTAGAGTCTAATGGGCCTAATTGCGATAAATCGTAACTAGGATTCCAACAAGGTTCAAAGCATTTCCATTTCTGGAGAGACTTGAACATTGCCAGCTGGAGTGGCTTCAAAGCATAAGTGTACTTACTTGGTTTGGTGATCATACGAACCTTCAAAGGTTCGGCGATCGCACAAGCAACAACATAGTTGTCATCAAGTGTATACTTATGGTGAGCATTCCATCGGATTGCCAGACCTGGTCCTTCCAGACTAGGTTCGACAATCGTTTGGACTACATCACGTTTCCCTTCTTCCTGATGGAGGAGGAGAAACTTTTGAATCGACTCTTCTACAATTTGACTTGTAGACCGACTCCCTAACTTTTCCCATCTGGGGAAATTACTGTTATCATTCCCTGTAAAAGTGAATGATTCCATTTTCCCGTCTGGATACATATAAGTAGTAGGACTAATCCTTCTACTCAATGCAGCAGGCTCTGTGAACCAGTGGGTATGACACCCCTGTTTACGCAGACAGTTAGAAGTTAGGATGAGGAAGTGTGAGCGAAAAAGTTGACCTTTTTCATGTAATTTTGCCATTGGCAATACTACATCACACTCAGATACCAACTGAATTAATTCAGCGACATCTGAAGGTGCTCCAGATTTACTGGCTTGAAATCCTACATCATCTATAACTGTGATCAATTGACCACGGTACCCATCCCAATGCTTTGCAGCAGCGGAACGGTAATAGGTGAATGCGGAGATCTCGCCGATTAAACCGAAACGAGCCCCAATCCTCTGACAGAGTTTTCGAACGAGACGTGATTTCCCTGATCCAGGTGGTCCTTCCAAATGGATGACCACAGGTTCAGTACGATCCCTCACTGGTGACAGATAGGAATCGGGAACGAGATTACCCACAAGGGATGATCTCAATCCACCGTCTGACCTCTTTGTACAAGAAGTCGCATGGTTACTTGGAAATTTTGTCTTCGACGAATAATTTCTCTTCACAAGCGAGATATAGGGTTTAATAAACTCTTGTATCTCGTTCCTTAGATTTTCAGAAATTGGAGGAGCTGGGAGTGACATCTGCTTTGCATGTTTTTGGTAACCAGCAAGAATAAATTCTTGTGGCACCTTGGCAGCATTAACTTTACATTGGAGAAGATTCCAAAGGAACACGTTCCTTTTTGTCTTTTTCTTTGTAGAAGTTAGTAGAGTCTTTACTCTCAACTTAGCCTCTTTCGTCAAAACTGAAAGAATATCAAATCTCCATGAAATATCCCCTTCGGGCATTTCTTGAGATTGATACTTGGAAAAGTTGTAACACAAATTGTACTTAAAGTATTTTGGATAATCCACAAGTGGAAGATCCTTTGGAATTGGAATTCGATTAACTACTCGACCCTTAAAGGTCGGGAAGGTTTTCAAAAACCAAATACTTAAACAATCAACAAAACCATTGTATTGTACTTTGATTTTGTTTGTGTCAACATTCTTACGGACGAATGTCTTCCGGATATTCCCTGTTGACTTTACCTTGCGGTCGTAGTTATCAACCACTACACGTTTGTTAGAGTTTTTAGGGATTGTGGTTAATTCATTTAACCTCCGAATTCTAGAATAGCTTATCAGGCTAGACTTTGAAGGAGGGGTTGATGTTTAAACCCTCATCGCTGAGGACACCCGTTTTCTTTTCAGAACCGGCAGGTGGCCGGGAATACGAAATCTCAAGATGGTAAACCATCG